GGTGTGTAATGGAGCACTAGTCGCTCCCTACCGGCCTCCAAGTGAGAACACCTAAAGACCGGGCGGGAATTACTTGTAAACCGTCTGGCCCTCTTGAAAGAGAACCTCGCTCGTTTGGTAGAACTTGTCGCAATAGCTCAAGGCCTCCTCGAAATGCTTCTTGAGGGTTTCGGCTGTGTCCTCGTCGTTTGTGAGAAAAGGACAAGCGGCGACCTCAACTGTAATTTTGAAGGATCGACTGGTGGTATTGGTGGTGTTTGTTTTCATTGGTTCTGTGTGGTTCTTGGAGGTTAGCAAGTGACGCCACTAACGACTTCAGCTTGTTGGTTCTCTGTCCAGTCGTTGACGTCTTGCTGAAGACTGTCGAGATCTACTGTCCAGCAAATGCCATCTAAGCCCATATAGGCAAGATCACCCTTAATATACCAATCACTAGGATCCTCAAAGAAGTCCTCAGCCTCTCCGTCAAATTGAATCTCAAGCTCCCCCACTAGCAGGTTAATATCAGAGCCCTCATCAAACCCTGACATAACACGCCAGCCATCATCAGTAAGATGAGATTCTAAAATCAGAGCCCTCTCTTTTTCGCAGGTGATTACCTTGAGGAGCTTGGCAAGATCCTCTGAACAATAACGCTCGAGGAATTCGTTGTTTAACTCTAAGCATCCGCCGCTAAGGGCATCAGCTAAAGCTTCAGCTTCAGCAGTGATAGCGTGATCGATTGTGAATTTCATAGTAGTGTGTGGTTGGTGCTTGGTTAATGATTAGCGTTGAGAGCCTCGCGTGCTTCCTTGCGCTCTTCTAATACTTCCCAAGTTTCTGCTAGTCTCTTGTTGGTTTCCATAGAGTCCTTTATGAACAAGGCACCAAGAGCAATGGTGAGAATAAGGAAGGCGATCCCTGCAACATTATAAGCAAGATCGGTGGATGTATTAGGTGTGTGTTGTTTTTTCATTTGTGTGGTGTGGTTGGTGATTGGTTACTTTCCCTTGTAGCTGTAGTTAAAATCAAGAGAGCCCCCATCGTCAGATGCCACGATAGACAAGCCTTGATTCCTCAAGAACCTATAAGCTCTCATGGCTGTATATAGGAAATGCTCCGTGCCTTCGCGGTAATCTTCAAACCCTTGCGAGATTGCTTCTTTGACCATTTCGTAATCGCCTTCGCGACCTCCTATGTGTGTGTATTGTTTTTGCATGACGCCGCCAAGATGACCAAGTGTGTGACCATTGCAATCCCTAAATGACAAAAAAATCAAAAACGCAAGGTGAGAGAAAAACAGACATATGTTCACACGAACACCTGGTGATCAAGCGAACACTACTGTTCAAAACCGGTGTTCATCGCTCCCCTAGCATCTAGTGTGCGATGGCAAGGCTTAGCCTGTAGGCTTTTGAAAGGGAGGGGGTGACAATTGAATGACAACCAGCGTCCAGAATGCGTTCTGGGAGGGTGCTTGGGGGGATTCTGGCTCGCCGCTATATACGTATACCCCTTCAGATATTTATACCAAATTTGAAAAGAGGGGCACCAATAGACTCACAAGTGGGTTGCCTGTGGGGTTCTAGTGGAAGCGAGCTTATTGGTGCCCTCTCTGGTTCTCCATCAGTCTTTCTTGGAAGGCACCAAGTTAATCCCAGCGTTTAGCTTAGGGGGCATTGGGCGCACTTCCAGATCTACTGCGATGTCTTTTGGAGGATCTGTGAGGGGCACAGGAAAAGCGCCACCGAGATCCATGGTTGAGCAAGAGGACACAAGAAGTGCTCCTGCTAGCATTGTTAGTTTTTGTTTCATAATAAATAAAAAGGACTCCCTAAGTTTTCACTACAGGGAAAAACAAAGAAAACCTGCAATGAAGGGACCTAGGGAGTCCGTTGTGTATGAGTGCTATTTAGCAGCAAAGAGTCACGGGTCAACTCCCATTAATACTTCTTTTTGCCTGTCTTCTTTTTAGCAGCTTTCTTTTTGCTTTTAGGGAACCCTTTTTTCATATCCGAGTAGCTCTTATCGCTGACTGTGGATTTCTTTTTAGATCTGCTAATGCCTAGCTTGCGGCGCTTGTTGATGTTCTCGTAGAGGCTCATATGTATTTACTTTGTGATTATTCTACCATTTTACTTTGTTTGCCCAATAGGCTGCTGAGAGCTTTCCTCTGGCTATGTTCTTTGCATGACGAGCCTTGAAGCTTTTTCTTCTGGCTTTCTCTGCTGGAGTCTTTGGGTTTTTACCGGCACCACTGACACCCTTTTGGCCAAACCTGATTAGTTTCACCTTGGATCCTGATTTAGCTAAGACAGCATGTGACTTAGTCTTGTGTCCTGGAGTTCTCTTTGGTTTGTTGTATCCAGAAAACTTCTCTCCTGATCGTTCAATAGCCATGATTGATGTTGTCTCTATTGGTTGGCAAAAAGTCCCTTCACTATGGGAGTAGTGTGTAGTTGATATTTAAGTAGGGTATTTGTTCCTTTTGTTTGTCTTCTATAGGATCACCTATAAGCACTTGGTTTGTGAATACTATAGGATCACCTATAGGGTATAAATAATACAAACTAAACCAAGTCTCTCTCCTTTTCTTTTATTTGTATTTATTAGTAATGGTTTGTTCTCTATTACCTATGGTTTGTGATTACCGTTTCCCCTCTCGATAACTAATAGTGTACCTATAGGGGGCCTTATCGACGGCACCGTATATGGCAATAGGCAAATGTAATTTTATTTTTACTCTTTTTGTTTAAGATAAGAAAGGTGTTCTCTCTTAAAGGTAGGCACAACTAGGTTCTCTACAGCTCTGACTAGAGCTTCCTCTAGGTTCTCATTGTCGATTAGGTAACCTAGACCACTGAGAGCAAAACAAGCATGCACTACTTCATGGAGAATAGTGTCTAAAGTGTCTTCTTCACTGAGGTTCTTTCTTATGTGGATTGTTCTTTTTTCAAAGTGTAGGACCCCAAAGTCATCCATTTGTCTGTATTCAATGGAGAACTTATGGCCCCCAATCATCACCTCAGTGGGTCTATATTTGGGTTGTTTTGCCATAATGAGTCGTATTTAGATTCTGAGAGGGTTTAGGTGTGTTCTGGTGTGCTGACCCTCAGAGCCAGCTAGGACCGCTCACAGAGGATCCTCGGGACTTATAGAAGCTATCTTGGAACCTTTGTAGTTCCTCCCTAAGTAGATCTTCTTTTCTGTCCTCCATCTTTTGGGAGGCATCTTGTGCCATTTGTTCTGTCCAGTAGGCAATGGCTATACTAAGGGCATCCAGTCTGTCATCGTGTGTGATGGCTCCTCGGTCCCTTGTGAGTCTACTTAGTTGGTAGATTAGCTGGTATTTGAGGGAGGATTCGTTTGGATAGTCTTGAGCTGTCCTGAAGTCGTTCTTGATGACCTCTGGGTCTATGATGAGCTTGTGTCCCGCCATCACGGGTTCCAGAGTATCTATGATCCTGCGTTCCTTCTGGGTGCTGTGACGGACTTCTTCGATGGTGCAAGGGTGAACCTTTGTGAGTATGGGCTTTATTAGCTCCACAAACATACCATCACCAAAGTTACTCTCCACAATGATTGTATTTACATTGTGTTCTTTTGCCAACACACAGAGATACTTGAGGGTTTCTTCACTGTATCCCCCTTGTAGTCCCCCAGCGGCAGGAACGTAGAGGAATCCGTTGAGCATCTTACAGACTGCAAAGCCTGTTTCGTCCTTTCCTCGTCCTGCTGGGTCAATACTAAGGACACTACCGGTGTATGGGATGTGGTCCCCAAGAACCTTAAAAGGCCTGTGGAAGCGATCACCAGTCATCCCTACGTTGGGAACCGCTGAGTCCCATTCGAGGGACGGATCGTTTGCCCACACAACCTTTTCGGGTGCTACCTCGTCATCAATGCTCATTACAAGGAGGTCATTGATCTTCAACGGGTATTTTTCTACGTCTGACAGCTTGGAATCCAGCATGAACTGGAGGGCGAACCCAGCAGACCCGTAAGAAACCTTTCGGTCAGCCAGGTCTATGTCAGAGAAACGTAGGGGTTCTGTGGTTTTGTTTTCTTTTTCGGTGCTTACACAGAGCTGACTGATGTTGTCGTTGTAGGTCAGGTTGTTTTTGCTCTGTGTGACGTATTGAGCGGGCCATATTTTTGTATCGTAGCCTCGTTCTTGTAGTGATCTGTAGAGTGTGTCCTCGCACTGTGGGGTTCCTAGAAAGAGTATCTTGGATTCCTTGTTTGGTTTGATGATAGCGTCGAACTCCTTGACTTGTTCGCCAAGCTTGTCGCGCATCATTTGTGTTGCTGAGTTATTTGGAACCTCTACGTCATCAGCAACGATTATGTCAGCTCGGGAGCCTGTTAGTTGAGACGTAATTCCGAGGGACTTGACGGAGGGGGCATGACTTGCTGGAGCTGGTCCAACGTCAAAGGAGATTTTGGAGAATCGTTGTTTATCTCCGGGAGCAAGATGTTGGAGAAATGGAGCTTCGTGGATGAGTCTAAGTGTGAATGTGCTGAAATCATCTGCTCGAGTTTTAGAAGCACTGACAACAAGAATGTTCTTGCTGGGATCGAGGAGCAACTGGTGAACGACGAAAGCACTGCAAATCCAAGACTTACCAACTCCTCGAAATCCTTGGATGACAGCTCGTTTTGGTCCGTGCTGCATGTAGTCCGCGATTTCATATTGGATAGGTGTTGGTTGAGGTAGGTTTAGTTGTTTCCAGACTAGGAATAGAAAGTTTCGGAAGTCCTTGATTTCGTCAGGTAGGTCCAAGGGTCTATGGGGTTTGGTTATTCGCCCACCACTTTATCTACTCCATCCTCGTTAAATGGAAGAATCTTACACAACTCTTCTAGGGGACTCTCAGCAGAAGCCATAGCACTGATGCCGTTGTCCTTTAGGAGCTGACGGGCTGCACTGAGGTCTGCTGGAGCTGCTTCGCCGCTTTGGATTCTCAGTATGAATTCATCAATGAGTATATCCTGGAGTTGCTGAAGCTTGTCTTGTGTTGGTTTGCTCATTCTTTTTTGAGTTCTTTAAATATCTTTACGCCTAAATAGAACAGAGTTGTAGCGCCCACAGCAATAGCCACCATGTTGTTGATGTCGCTAAGGGTGATTGTTCCTAGTAGTCCTGTGATGCCTACTGCGGACGGAAGGTGCTCGGAGTTCATGGGGTTTTATTAGGCGTAAGCTCGGAAGATTAAGCCCCACTT